GTCACAGTGACTGAAAAGTCAAATACACGCGCAGAGTAAGATCCAGGGACCCACTGCTGCCACGGACCCCAGGTTACAGCGTCCTGTGAAAGTCTGATTTGCATTAAAGCAACGACAGATGGGCCATAACTTAACCCAGTTAGGTCCGTTACTAAAAGTATGTCCAAAATAGTAGTTACATCGTCATACAGACCTATACCGCGAACAGAAGCCGACATCACTACACCACACGCAGACACACGCCCGACGTCAATGCGGTGATAGCTAGGAACAGTGTATATACCAGGAGAAGTATAGCCCCCATAACTGATAAGATCGGAAATTGAAAAAACGTCACTACTCAAGAGTATATCCCCGGAACCATCAAGCATAAGCTCGCCGTCCACAAGTGTCAACCCATTTTTACTTCCAAGCCACCCAAGGCTTGCCTCATCAAAATCAGCAATAACGTTTGTTGTAAGTTGTCCGCCTGTTATTATGATTGATTGTGGGTGTGCAGAATAAATGTCAACAGAAGCGGCTGTTTTAAAGTGGGCCGCTACCCAGTATGTCCCATCCCCATGGGCAGGGCACTGCGACAAGGGGGTTCTCCCGATTACACGGGCTGCACTAAAAATTGGTCCAAAACGCACCTCGTAATCAAGGTGACGAAAGTCATACGGACCAACCCAAATGAGATTTGTAAGCCCGGCAACAAATACACTAGAGAGGCTGGTTATATCCCCGATTGGTGAACTTAGTCCGGTAACAAACACAGACGTGCTTACCCACTCGGATACGATACCTTTTTGCGAGATAGATCTAACGCGTAGGTCATAGTTTTGGTTGTCTGTAACAGGAACAACCACGAGATTTACAGCAGAGGAAGGGTACGGTGGTAAAACAAACCACGCTGTAGTGCCTGTTGTACGGTACTGTACTTCCGTTCCCCCTATCACGATTGCAGAAGGCGGGTACGCCTGCATTGTAATAACAATGCGGGATTGATATATACCGTTGGTCAAGGGGGCACAGGCACTCAGCCCGCCATCAATAGACAGAATTTGTGGCGGCGGCGGGGAAGCAATGTTGGGCGGTGTGGTAGTTGAAATGTTCGTCTTAAAATCAGGTAGTACACCTAAGTATGCAGAATAGATTTCTGGTGACTGATCAATTAGAACGAGTTTTGCGCTTAAGTCATCGCCACGTGCAATATCTTTTACCAAGCAAGGCTGAGTCTCTTGGTTCACAAGCCCAAATTGAAAGAGATCACCTTTACCAACAGACTGGTCAGGTGGAAGTGGAGAGGAAAAGGCGACTGTAGTTGTTGTGGTCGCAAGATTAATAAGGTGGACTAAAATGCTTACACCATCGGATGTCCTGCGAAAGCGCATAACATAACTTTTTCCAACCTCGAACGTTACCTCGTCATCAACATCGGCTGACAGTATATTTCCGCTATCATCGGTAGCAACCGACTTCACACGCCCAAACCCAAGCCCCCACCCAGTTACGTCATGCGTAACGTAAACAAGGTCGCCTTTACGACATACTAGATTTTCAATATCAACCTGAAGTGTATATATTTCAGGGCGCAACTTTGCAACCGCCATTGCATACCGGGCTTCTCGGTATGCCTGTGAGGCGTTTGTACACCACAGCATGTCCATTTGTTCAAAAAGAGACGCATTTCCTGCTGTATACCCATCCGAATATACAATTATTTCATCTTCAAGGTATCCGATACCTGGATTTATGTATCTGACCCTAACCCCATCCGGATTTTGAACAAATACTTTTGTTGCACTGAAGTTAGCTGAGTTTCGTGGGGTGAAGTGCTGAATTGGGACTACTTGGTTGATGTCGAGAACAACACTAAATTTTCCATCAACAATATCGAACGCGGCACGTCCGGCGGCGCATACGGTCTTGAGGGCGTCAAGAACGGTTGTCCGTTGGTTATGGGCAAAATTATACGTAAGCATTGGTGCATCTCCCTGCGGAGATGCCTGATCACAAAATGCCGCCCACTGTACAAGTTTTGGCAGGTCTAAGAGGCTATCGTCTGCAAGGGGGTTTTTATTGGAAAGGCCCCTCATTATTTCGACATACATCCAAGCAGGATTTCTTGTTGGCCCAAGAACCCACCCTGTTCCAGGCACCCACTGCCGAAGGATAGACGTTGCTACACAGTTTAAAGACTGTATGGCCCCATTTAATTGATTAGATGCTTGAATGCGCACTTCAATAGTGGCGATCCCAGGCTTGGTTATGGGCGGGGAGGGTTGAACACTTCTATAGGCCGCAAGGGTTGAGTCATTTATTAATGAAGGGACAGTTGTCTGGGGTGACACGCGCTGAACAAGAATGTCATATTGACCGGGGGATGGAAAGGTAAATGACCCGCCGATAAGGACAGCGATGCGACTAGCCCTCGTTACCGATATATTTCCGCCGGGTTGAAATTCTTCTGTATTCGATGCATCCCAAGATACCGGTGAAAAAGTCCCTGTGCCGGTAAGAGCATATTGGACAGTAAAGGTAACTGTGGCAAATCCAATATTCCCAGCATCATCATACTGAGTTAATCCGCTTCCAAAGACAATGTCAATAGAAGAACTGCTTGTGTTTTCGTGTGTGGTATAGATGGCGGGCGCAGCATTTGTTAGTAATACATTTAACGATGTTTGAAAAACAGACTGTGTATAGATAGACAGCGGGCTATCATTAAGATACCCCGGTCGAATTGCGTATTGAACGCCCTCAAAGTATGCAATGGGGGTTTCCCCGATCTTTATGTCTTCTATTTGAAGTGGGCCGTAGCCTAAATCAGCTAAAAACCTCAGATACTGAACACCACCGATTGTTTCTGTATACTGGTGGGCACCAAGGGTCGGATATAGACGCACTTTTCCGAGTATTCTAGTTTGCACCCCATACGGGTTTTCCCTATTTGATGTCCCAGTGATTGATGACATAGGTGTCTGTAAGCCACCGCCGGTCCCGCTACCGGATGACCAATTTCCACGATCTGTAAGACCCGCAGGCGGAATTAGCGCATTCAGCATAGCCATGCCCGCCATTGTAATGGCCATGCCAACGCCAGCGGAGACTGCAACGTAAGAAGCCGTTCCGGCTGCCCCAATATATCCCGACGACGATAGGGCACCTGCGGCAGCCCCACCTGTGTAAATAGAGACAATGATAATGATAATAACGACAACGATGCGTAAGACTGACTTTCCTCCGCCTCCGCCTCCGCCTCCGCCTTCTGGTACGCACACTTTCACACGTACAAGCGATGTATCTTTTGGATATGTATTTTTCCACGTCTCAGGGGAGTATTCAATATCCCCCACCCAGACACGCGCAAAACGAACCATACTTGGGTGAACACCGGACTCTTTAACAATGTCATAAAGGGTCATACCGGACGGCATAACCCTGTCAATACGATCTTCCATTGTTATGGGGTGTGGAAGGGCAATAAGACGAGGCCCATTTAGTGGGGGAAGTATTTCTTGTTCACCCGACATAGCGATAGTATCCAATAACCCGATTTCTCCATTCTATACTGTCAAGTCGAGAGGCGCAAGAAGAGGTCTTATGTTCGATGTGTAAAAACCACTCTCCACCGACATACACGCCTACGTGGATAGGAAATCCGATAGCCCGAAGAAGTATCCAATCACCGACCTCTCGTTTTTCAGGAGAAATAGCTAACCAAGGGTCTTCGTGGTTAGCCATAAATAAAGCCAACTCCTTCGCTATTTTTCTACTTTGGAACATGTCGGTAGTGTCGGTAAAGCCGACGCCTTCCCAAAGTGGAACCTCCTTTCCAAATTGACGCTTTGTCAAAAGAGCTGCAAACCCCCAACAGTCTAGCCCACCCAGTGACAAATCCCTCCCGCGCACTTTATATGGCAGTCCAATCCATGTAGCCGCCCAGTCAGGAAGTTGCATTAAAATAACCCCGGATGATTTGATGGTGTTACGGTGTCCCCCGGCCACGGTTCCGAAAGTACATTGTAGTAGGTTAATGTGCCCTTAACTTGATGAACATCATAATCGACTGTCTGAAGACGTAAGTTGCTAAACGTCATTTCAACGACATCCGGTTGGCTTGCAAGAACAATACTTATGGTTATGTAGGGCGGAGATGTTAGTCCACGTATTGTTTTAACGATTTCCTCGTCTGTATTATCGATAGTTAGTGTTGCTGTTGGCGGCGCATCTACTGATGTGCCGGGAAGTGTTAGTGTAAAAGGGCAAGCAAGAAATAGCTTCCCATTGCTAGTACAGTCGTTGTAATCATTAACAAAATAAAGAGGTGAAGGGAGTAATGAGTGCGCTATCGTTAATAAGGTGAGAAAAACCTCTCCTGTTTCTTGACTATTGACTGCGGATGTTGCGACGGGTGATAGTGTCATGGGAGTTTGTCCAAATTCATTTCAAGAACGAAAAGCGTCCCATGAACGGGGGTTAATGTAGGGGGCTTCTCTGCCTGAAATCGAAATGTGGCCGTAATTTGCGTGAGCGGGTCAGCCCATTCAAATGGAAGTGATCCGCCAGCAAGGGTGGTTAGGTAAAATTCATCAAATAGTATTTTACCTGCGGAATCAAGCCATACCCGCGCAACAATCGGCGATACCGCCGCCGTTGATCTCCTCCTTTGTTTTGGTGGACCAACATCCATTTGTGTTGAAATAACTTGTTTCGGATAGGTGAACTTAAAGCTATCCACCAATACAAGCTGGGGGAGTCCAGAAGGCCACGCGTATACAGTCATTTACACTATCCTCGTTCAAACCCCTGACGCTTTATCCCGTAATTCTGCCCCAGGGCAGCGTCTAGCACACCTAATCCTACCTGTTTTTTAACAGAATTGCCAATAAGTACGTCAATAACCTGCGACCCATCCGACCCTTGTTTCTGTGAAGTCTGTTGCTGGTCAATGGGCGTTCCACTTTGGTTATGAATATTAACCGTTACCGCAGGGGCTTGAACAACAGCGCCACTTCCGCCTTGTAGCTTAACCCCAAGATCACCAGTAGGTCCGCGTGTGAGGGGCATTACGGCCTCTGGTCCAGCTTCGCCACCCACTCCTAGCTTTGTCCCGCCAGCATAGGTAAACGCAGTAGCTTGTGTAAGGACTTTATCGGTACCAAAGGCTTCACCACCAGCAAACAGTTTTCCATCTGACCCGCCAAATGCGGCCCCTTTGGCATAACCAAGGCCCTCGCCGATACCGGGTATGTCTGATGATAAGCTTGTACTTGCAGATGACCCGCCACCTATAGACTCCATCAGCTTAGAAAATAACCCACCCGACCCGCCGATAGCATTCATAGCCGGAGCCGTTGCTGCTTTCACGACGGCCGTTTCGATCTGAGTCAAGACAGAGGTTACTACCCCCTGGAATGTCTTCCAAGAGTTTCCTGCATTATTAAGGGCAGTAACGGTGCCTTGTTCAATCGATGACATAGAATTCGATACGGCTGACTGTGCAAGTTGCCCGTAATTTGACGCAGCTTGACCTGCTGTTGCAAATCCTGCCTCCACCCCCGATGCCCAGTCCTTTTGAGAAGATAGCATAGTTGTATCGAGTTCTTGCTTCTTTTGCGCGATCTCTTCTTCCGTTACCCCGTAAGACTTAAGTAACGGGATAATCTCGTTAAGATTTTGCATCTCAACCTTATACGCAACTGAAGGGTCCATCTGTTGCGCCTGTTGAAAGGCCGAC